AAGAAAACTCTTGATAATAATCACTGTCTTGTACTCGAGTGTTTGGATCATAATAAACATCTTCGCCATCATCAGCGATAGTTTTAGTATATCCATTAATATGAGACGTTAAGCTGCTCCAGAGTCCTGCTGAAATACCTTGAGAATCTGCATTCATCGTAGCTTTTGCTTGGCGTTCACCGTCATCGTTAATTAAATAAACTGTTTCGCCATCAATATATCCAAAACCAGAGTTTCGTATTTCAGCTTCGGAAATCCTACCTGTAGAAAATAATGTTTCGTTACCCATAACTGCGTTGTCGCCAAAGTTGCGAGAAGTATAATCTCTTTCAACGGCGAGCAAATCATAAGCGTTGCCTTTATGATTAAAGAAGTCATTTGTTCCTGTTTTAAATCCGTAATAAGAATATGGTCTTACATAAAGTGCGCCGAGATCAACATCAATTTTTGTAATTAAGCCTGTAGTTCCCGTAAGTGGCTGGTTAATCGTGTCACCTACAGTAAAACCAGCACTAAAATTATCAACTAATAAAACTTGGTCAAATCTATCAAATGCAATCATCTGCTCATCTCTAACGAGAGAAAATACGTCATTAATATAATTAGATCCAGGGTTGACATTTTCAAAGGCGACAATCGTACCAATATCAAACGGTGTTAAATCAAACGCTTGATTCATGGGAGTCGCAAGAGTAGCCGGGCTTGCAGTACCTGACATTGGAATTAATGCGGGCGGTACCGTATTAAAATCTGAAGAGTTTAATGGAACACTTAAGAAGTTTGAAATTACATCAGTAATAAGAGAAACGTTTTCAATATTAGTAAGTTCTTCAACTCTAACATGAGTTGGATCACCAGTGTTAGCGTATAATGGACCTGGCGAAGAATCGTTTTTACCAGCTACCGTAAAAATATCACCTGTTTTTGTTACTGGGTTGTATGCAGTATATGTTACACCGCGCGCAGTTGCTGTAATATCTCTGCTAATATCAAATTCATCTCCTGGTTCCATTTTAACACCAACGGCAGAAATATTCTGACCGATTACTGTACCTTGGTTACCAGCTGAGTCCGTTAAAACTTCGAGCTCTACAAATTCTGTGTTCGCGTTATTTAAAATAAAAACTTGATTTGAAACTAAAAGCTTTGTATTTAAAATTGTATATCCAAATCCACCGTCTTCTAAATCGTACGAAACAGTACCAGTAAATTCGTCTTGCAATCCAGTAACAATAGCTTCACCACCAGCTCCGTATTCACTTTCGATCCCAAGAATATCACCAATTTTATTTCCTGTTGTACCGCCGTAAGCTAAATCAATATCAAGCGAACTCGCTGAACCATTGAGTTTACCAAATGCGACGTCTGAACCACCGATCCTAGTTAAAATATCGTCGTACTTTTCAAACTTACCTTTAGGGTCGGTAATATAGATAATAGGTGTAAGTGTACCATTTAAATATACAAAGTTAATTTTGTCAACAATAGCTTTTGCTTTTGAAATAGAACCAATAATATTTCTGCTTAAAAGGTCTTTGTACTCGTATCTAGTAACACCGTCGGGCGCAAGGAAATTATTATTGTTTGGAAACATTTGAAGATAAGTACCAGTCTTCCAATTAGAATCAGAAGGCTTGAACATATACTTAGATGGATAACTTACATAAACGTCGTCTTGGAAGAATAATCTAAAAAATAGTAAAATACCTGATTCGGTACCTTTACGTCTATATAAATCCATAATATTTTTAATTACGAATTTTACAACATCATCGTCCAAGGCTGGAAGGTCAGCCATATATTTCTTTTTATAATAAACAATCATTGAAGCTAGAGTAGTTCCAATGTCTCTGTATTCAAACATGCGTCTGGTGTTATATACACCCATGTTAGGTTGTTCTTCTACGAACCTATAATATTGTTCAACCATGTCAACAAGTTCTTTACCGTTTTCACGATATATAGCTGGAAACTGTTGAGCTATTTTAAATGCAATATTTTTTTCAACTAGTGTGACTTGGTTGTCAGCCATTTTATTTGACCTCTATCATGTTAATAGTAACATCATTGTCGTCAAGAATAAAGATTCTGCCGTTTGGAGCCTTGATGTCATCTTTAGCTGTTGTTACCATTACTCTGATTCCGGATCCTTGGTAACCTTGTGTTTGGAAACCAATTAAGTTGATTTCGCCAGTTAGATAATTAATATTACCAGCAACCGGGTTTACAACCTGTGGGTTAACCAAGTCAGAAGTAACGATTTGAATATTACCGTTACCATCGTCTTGGAAGAAAGAATCTAAATTGTTATATTGGAATACGCTACTTTTAACTGCCGGTTTATAATCAGTAAATCCTTTGGTAGGATTAAACGGATATGGCTTAATAAGTTCCGCAAAGAATTTAAATGCAGGACTTGCTGAAACATTTAATGGTGGTGAATAAACGATATAAGGACAAGCCATAACTTCGTTACTAATAAACGCATTTGTTTCAGCAGCATCAATAGCTGAACTCATTTTTGAAACTCTTAATGTCGTATTAAAATCATCAAGGTTATTTGTGGCGTAATTGGTAATTGCTGACCTTGCTAATAATTCTAATTCACCGGCTGATTTCTTTGTAATTTTAGGATCAAAATAAACGTTAACATTAACACACCCGTAAATAAATTCTGAGTCAATAAAAATTGGCTCAATAGCAATTGGTGTCTTATCTCTTAGGAAAGAAATATAAGCACTTGAAAGAGTAGAGGATAATCCTTCTCTGCCTTCACCTAAATATACTGAAATAGCAACTTTACCAAATTGCGGTGGGTCTAACGATTCTCCACCATACGCAGCAATTGATTGAATTTCAGGAAACTGTTGTTTAAGAATAATTTCATAATCTTTTGTAGTAATAGCTCGTTCTTGGATTTGAATAGATTTAGGAGCGAAATAGCGAATACTTTCTAAAGATTCTCTTTCGGCACCACCTGCTGCAGCAGAAACTGTTTCCACACTTGCCTCAGCGGTTTCCGATGTTAAACCAAGATTAAATGTGAAAGCTCCGTTGGCTTCAGCGCCTGACGTGATTCTATATCTTACACGAATATCCTCAAAGGCCTGTGGTTGTAAACCAAATACATTATTACCAAAATAAACTGTGTACCGACCATCATAATATGGTTCTATATAAAATACTTTATCGGTTGGCCCAACCCCAAAAATATCGTTTTTACGCAAGAAGATATTTTGGTTTTCAGTTTCTTCAGCGTCAACAAATACTTCGATTGAATCTACATCCGCGTTTTCGTTCGATAAAATAACTCGTAAAATACCGTCGTCACCGATAAAATAACCCTCACGTTCAAAGCTTGCTAGCATCGCGCCTTCAAAGATTTCTACGTTTTCCGCAACGAATTTACCAGGAGCAGTTTTACGAGCAACATAGGTTACGTTATTTACAAAATCATAATTGACACCTTGGTATGTTGTCGTGAAATTAGAATAAGCTGGAATAGTTACAGACTGGTCTTTAATAGACGCGTCAGTAATTGTAACATTTACAACAGCCATCGGAGACTTCCTAGACCTTGGTAAATAATTTAATTCTTTAGCATGTGAAATTACTGAATTTTTTAAGACAGCCGAGTCTAAGAACATCTCGTTAATTGCCATGTTAGCATAAAAGTTATTTTGGAATGTGTTATATGCTAATACATCCAAAAATACACTCATATTAGAGCCTTCAAAGTTGTAGTCTTTAAATTGAGTTTGGCTTGTCAGATATGATTTAAACTGAGTTTTAATTGCTTGAAAATCAAGTTCTGAAATATTTAGTTTAGCCATTTACCTAGTCCTCTCTAGAAACACGTCTAACGAAATCGGCTGTTCTACGTTTTTAATATAAAATACTATTCTCACATTGACTTGATTATCATCAATATTTGAGCTTACGATTACGTCAATAAGTTCTGCTCGAGGCTCATTAATTTCAATAGTATCCCGTATTTTATCTTCAATTAATGTTATAACTGACGGCGTAATATTTTCAAATAACATTGCTTGTATATCACCGCCAAGGTTTGGCTGCATTAATCTTTCGCCGCGGTTTGTTAATATTAAATTTTTAATTGATTCTTTTACAGCATCTTCATCTTTAAATACTGTTAAGTCATTAGACACGGGGCTTTTCTCAAGATTTTTTTTAAAATCTTGGTAAATGGTAATTTTTTTAGTTCGTGCTGTATATAGCTCAGCTACCATTGTTGGCTCCTACTTTAGTTTATTTATCTTTATTTTCATTAACCGGACCACGAACGAGCTCTCCCATTGTCCAAGTGTATAAAGTTATCTTTAGAATATGTACCTTGCCCGACAAGACCTTCTTCACTGGCGATTTGTTTTATCCTATTCCAATCGCTTCGTGACCAGGCATTATTTGTAATATCTATCGCCCTGCGATCAACGTGTAAAGAATTTGTCGCGGCGCCTTTGCCCAGCTGGGTGCGTAAATAATTGTTATCTTTTTCACTTCTGTAACCACTAAGCATTAAAAAAGGACCACTAATAAGACCTTCACTTAAGCATCTTCCATGTAATCTTTTAACTTTAATCTTTATATCATTTTTAAGAAGTGTCCAAGCTTCGTGCGCGGGTGCAGCAGTAGGTCTAGTTAAATAACCAGCGTCAGACGGGATTTTAATCCACTGCGTCCCTGCCAAAACTTCTTCCCATGTCGGTAATCCCTGTAATTCCTCAGGTCTAGGTGGAACATAATTTGTCGGTTGAGTTGTTTGCCAAACCTCTCGTGTTTGGTTTGCCGCCTCTTGTCGTGCTTCTCTGGTATATCTAACTGCGCCAGATTCAATTGCTTTGCTAGTAACTCTGTTACCTGCGTTTTCTAAAGTATTAAAAACTTCTAAATAACGATTTGAAAAATCATCTAGCGGTGCTTTAAGACCTTTTACTAAACCTTCGATTCCTGTAGCAAAAGCGCAAATTCTAGCAATTAAAAATTGAATTTCTTCTAATGACGGGTTATCAAATAGGCCAACACAATAATCAATAATTCCCTTTATTTTATCTTTAATTCTTTGTATATTTTCTTCTGAAAAGAAAAGCATAATATCGTTTTTAATATTTGTAATTCTATCTAAAATTTTAGTTTGAATAGCGCTTGAAATATCTTCCATAATTTGAGCAGCATCAAAATTTGAAATAATATCTTTAACTTTTTGAATTGTGCCTTCAATCATTGAAGCAATTTTTTCTTTAATAGCTTCAATAAGGGCTTTTACTTTAATCGCGTCAAATAACGCTTTAAGCGGATCCTCAATGTTTCTAATCTTAGAAATAAACTCTAAGGCGTCACTAATCAATGCGCCAACCGTTCCGAGTATATTAAAGAACCCGCCGATTGCGCCAAAGATATTTGCAAACAAAGAGCAAAATCCACCTAACACACTATCTGAAAAATCACCATTATAATAATTATCAAGCTCTCTTATAAACTTTGAGCCATTGGCGTTTCCACTTATAATTGCAGAACCAGGAGTGTAATTACTATCTGATAAAAATGACGCATATTCCAAAGCAGTAATAGGACCGTATGTTAACCTTTCAGATATAACTTTATATTCAGG